TTCTTTTACGAACCGATTTGGAAGGTCAAAGAGAAGCTGCTTGATTCCGTATGCAAGGCGGATGATAGCGACCCGATTGTAAAAATAATAAATCTTAAATATAGAGAATATGGAAAAGATTAACATTAAAGACTTTCTTCTTTACGCAATCAGCGCAATAGGCACAACGATAGTATTTTTCAGTGTTATTCAGTTTTGGTTAGCATCAATCCCCAACACTTATAATTGGATAGCGCAATGAAATACAGATTTATTTGGGGAAATAACCCACATTCACGCACTATCTGCATAGAAGCAGATAGCCAAGAAGAAGCCGAAAGGGAAATTCGCAAGGACTACCCGATGGCAGAGTTTCTAATGGAAGTAACAACAAAAAGAAAGGAGAAACAACCATGACAAGAGAAGAAGAAATAAGACAATATTTGAAAGAACGTAATATACCAATTACAAGTTTAGAATATAACTCAATTATTGAGGGTATAGAGTGGGCTGATAATCACCCATGTATGAGCGAAGAAGAACAAGTTGGTATGGAAGGTTTAGGAATGGTATGGCAAAAGAAACACTTAATCAACAAGGCAATAGACATACTGATTGATTTGGCTAACGATGGGTGCTTAATAGATATACATAATCACGAAGAATTTGAGAAACAATTTAGAAAAATAATGGAGGAATAATGACAAGAGAAGAACTGAATAAATCAATCCGAGTATTAACCAATATACTTGGGTATTATCTTGATGATATGGATGTAGAAGAAGTGATAGAAACCTACGAAGAAATGATGAGCCATGACGCACAAAGGAACTGATTGCTCTACTTGTCCATACAAAAGGGATAAATACCCATACTGCATAGACAAGTTTGTAGAGAAATACGGAAAAGATTGTTTTGAACTTAAATTAACGATAAAAGAAAAGAAAAACTATGGAATTAAACGAGTATCAAGTAAAGGCAATGACAACGTGCATGGATAGTTGTAACAACATCAGTTATATGTTAATCAATCTTGTAGGAGAGGTAGGAGAATTCTCAAGTAAGATTGCGAAAGGCATACGAAAAGGCCAATTTACTATTGGCGGTGAAGGTAAGGTACAGGCAAATCAGTTGATATTTTGGAAAGAAGATATTGATAAGTTTGCCAATTTTGAAAAAATTCAAGAGGAACTAAAGAAAGAAGCCGGTGACATCCTTTGGCAATTAAGCGGACTATGTGCGGCTATGGATTGGACACTTGAAGATGTGGCACAGATGAACCTTGATAAGTTGGCAGCACGAAAGAAAGCCGGTACAATAGATGGTAATGGTGATGGTATAATTAGAGATAAGTAATATGGGATGGGGAAGATTGCCGAAAGAAAGATGCACAGAGAAATACAGAAAGGAATTTTTAAGAAGAATAGGTAAGTAGTATGTATTGGTATTACATGATAGTGACAAAAGCATATAGCAACAAGGAAAAGAAGGTAGAATACAGAAAGACTATAGTCAAGACTAAATCTATATTCTTCCCTTATATTAGATATGCGCTAAAATATGGCGCAATATATGCTATTATAGCTTGCTTCCGGGTAAATAAAGAATGTTGGACTACCCGGATGGAAGGGATATATTACACAAAGCTATAATTTAACAAAATTTCTATTTATGTAGTTTGTTGATTTATAGATAGTTTGTATATTTGCATAAATCATCATGTGAAGGAGCATGAAACTTGTATGGAACTGAAGTTGAACCAAAGCGTATTGCTTAAATTATCATTGTTGGAAGCCAACAAAGGGCAGATAGAAGGCCTTCCAAAGAATCCCCGGATATTTAGGGGAGAAAAGCTCAATCTACTTATTAGAAGCATCAAGGACAACCCCGAAATGACATCATTAAGGGAAATCCTTGTATATCCCCATAACGGCAAATATGTTGTTATAGGCGGTAATATGCGACTAAAAGCAATGAAGGAGTTAGGCTATAAGGAAGCACCTTGCAAAATCATCCCGGAAGGCACATCGGTAGAGCAGCTAAATGCCTACACCATTAAGGACAATAGCGGATTCGGAGAGTGGGACTTCAATCTGCTTGCAAAGGAATGGGATATAGAGCTGCTGAATAATTGCGATATAGAATTGCCAAATATCGGAATAGATGCACCTACCGCAGAGTATGAAGAACCAACGGAAGAAGAACAACAACTACTAATGGGTGTTATAGATAAAGCAGATGCTCTGTTAGAAGAATTGGATGCCTACGAAGAATTAAACGGAAATCTAATACTTTGGTTCTATAACAAATATCAAGAACAAGAGTAAAAACAAACCCGGTCAAGTGGCCGGGTACACTATTTGAACGAACAGACTATGGCTAAAGAAGAAAAGGCCGTTATTAGCGGTAAATTCACGAAAGATAGCGCACGATTAGCGCAAGAAAGAAGCGCACAATCACGCAGAGAGAGGTCAGCAGAGCGAAAAAGTGCAAAGGAATTCGCTCAAATGGCACTTAATGCAGAAGTGAAGGACAAAGCAACAGGGCAGAAGGTAATCATCAAGGATGCAATCATACAGAAGTTAGTAGCGAGAGCCATCCAAGAAGCAGACCTTCAGACTGTGAAGTATTTGTTTGAACTGATAAACGAGAATCCATCACAGAAGGTGGAACTATCGGGCGAACTACGCAATGCCTTTAATGTAATTGTCAAGAGTGACAAGGACAAGGAACTTGTGGAATCTATTCGTGACCTATAATGTATAGCTCACGGATATACATAGATAACTTGGCAGCTTGGAAAGAAGGATTCCGGCTCATAGCCAATAAGGGCGGTACGCGAAGCGGCAAGACCTATTCGTTAGTGTCGCTCTTTGTTTCTGTGGCTATCAATTCAAAACGGAAGCGCATCATAGATATAGTGTCCGAAAGCCTTCCGCATCTTAAGAGGGGTGCGCTAAAGGATATAGAGGACATCCTACAGAATGAAGATTTGACCGAAGATATAGACTACACACTTAATCGTAGTGACCATATCTATACCTTCAACACCGGGACACAGATAAGATTCTTTTCTGCTGATGATTGGGGAAAAGTTAAAGGCTCAAGGCGCGATGTGCTATTCATCAATGAGTGTAACCGGGTAAGTTGGGAGATATACCGGCAGCTTGCAGTCCGAACAACAGAGTGCATCTTCCTTGATTGGAATCCCGATAGCGAGTTTTGGTATGAGCTGAACGGACTGAACACAAAGGATAACACCAAAGAAATTCATTCAACCTATTTGGATAATGAATTCTTAACCCCTATGCAAATAGAGGAAATAGAAAGCAACAGGGAAGATGAAAATTGGTGGAGAGTGTACGGCTTGGGATTGACCGGCTTACATCAAGGCTTGATATTCCAAAATTGGGAACTATGCGATGCCATACCCGAAGATGCCAAGTTAGTAGGCTATGGCCTTGACTTTGGCTTTGTGAATGACCCTACGGCCATTGTAGGTGTTTATTTATGTGATGGCAAGCTATGGCTTGATGAAATACTATACAAGAAAGGCTTAACCAATGATAAGATAGCCGATATATTACGCACTTGTGAAGGTGATATAGTAGCCGATAGTGCCGAAATGAAGTCCATTACTGAAATATATAACTACGGCATCAAAACTATAGAACCAGCGGTAAAGGGTCAAGATTCAATCCGGCAAGGCATACAAGTTATGCACAGATACAAGCTGATGGTAACAAAAAGAAGCCTTAACCTTATCAATGAACTACGCAATTACAAATGGAAAGAAGATAAGATAACCGGAGAACAAAGGAACGAGCCTATAGACAAGTGGAATCACGCACTTGATGCTACAAGGTATCTTGTAACAAATAAACTTTCTGAACGTGCGATTGTTATATATGGAGAGTATGAAAAAGAGCCACAAGGAGAAGCTATGATAGAGATTCATCCGCTACTGAACGGAATGTTCGTTTATTGCCGGGCAAGGCTTACTGATGAAGGCTTATATGTTGAAGAAGCCTATATGCAAGAAGTTCCTACCTTTGATGTGAACACGAAAGGAGAGGTACACATAGAAGCACCTATCAGTATGATGCACTACATCAACGATTACCGGGCGAAGAATGGCGAAGCGTGGGCAAGGCCGGAAAGGGGCGGTAAGATAGGGTATATTGAATCTTTCAAAGAGATAGTTAAGACCTTTAAGTTCAAAAGAGATAGCGCAATGATGCCATTTATGAATAACCTTTCGTTGTATAATGGAAGGGATAGTATAGAAGCTATTTATGTTCTATCATGCCTTGCTGACCGAATGAAAAGAAAATCAAAGAGTTAATAAAGTATAAAATAGTGCGTTATTTGGAACAATTCTAAATAATTTATATATTTGTCACGATGAAAGGCCATAAAAGGCGGTGAAGATGCCGCCTACCTATGATGTAAAACGTAAAAACCTTGAGGGATGGCCGAAAGCTATCCCTTTTTTGTTGTATGGGAGTATTAAATAAGATATTCAAAAAGTCCCTTCCAATGAGGGATAGAGTAAATCGGGTAGAGATAGACCAGTTACACAATACATGGTATCTATCTTCGCTATTTGGTAACAAGGGCAAGTGGAAGGCAACCTACGATATGACTACTATTGCCGACAAAGCGGATGCGTTATCTAATTGTACACCATTGTATATGGTGGCTGATAAGCTTGGTAGTATGATGGGTAGAGGTGTTCCTTACATCCTTGATAAAGATGGCAACGAATATGCCCGATTTGACGAACTGAAGAATTTCCTTAAGAATCCGAATCCATTTCAAACATTTACATCATTCTTCAAAGAGGTAGAAATCTCCTTGAAGATATTTGGCTATTGTCCTATTGTGTTAGTGCGTGGCTTTAAGTCAGCATTGCCGAAGGCTATGTGGGTAGTACCTTGTGAGTATTTCCATCTAAAAGGTAGTGGCAGCATCTTTAATCAGTTTGATAAAGAGAATATCATCAGCGAAGCATACATAGAGTATAACGGCAAGAAAACCTTATTGGAAGATTACGAATATATCGTTATCCACAATGGCAAGGTTCGCTTTGGTGGAGATAAGGAAGAAATTACCTTCGCAAGTGTTACCGATTCGCTTTCACAACCAATATCTAATTGGGTTGCATCAATGAGCGCAAGCCATACTTTAATCGTAAATGGTGGCCCGAAAGGAATTCTGTACAATGACTACACAGACCCGATGGGAAATGTGGCATTAACCGCAGACGATGAAAAGAAACTGAAGGATAAGTTCAAGGAAACATACGGCCTTGTGGGTAAGGAATATCCTATCTTGGTTTCAAGACATAAATTGAATTGGATTCCTTTAGATTTCAATGCCGGTCAGCTTCAGTTGCATGAAGAAGATGCACGATGCACAGAGAAGATATGTAATGCAATCGGGTTGAATCCAAATCTGTTTACAGATGCTAAATACGATAACCAAGAGAGTGCGAAGAAATCAGCCTATCAAGATGTAATCATCCCGGATAGCAAGAATATAGCAGATGCACTAACGAAGGCACTATGCCCCGAAGGTGTGTTTATCAGCATAGACTTTGCCGATGTAGAGTGCTTGCAGCCGGATAGAAACAGAGGGGCAGAAACATTATCCAAACTTGCAACCGCATTAAGTGGGTTGATTGCGGTAGGTGTTATCAGTCCTTATGAAGCGAGAAAAGAAACAAGTAAATACATAGATATTGACCCGGACAAAGTAGAGGTATGAAAAGAGAGCAAATAGGGATGCAATGGAAGTCCTTTGATATTAAGGACTATGATGTAGCAAGCCGTAAGATTAGCGGTTATGCTGCCGTATTTAACAATGTTGATAAGGCAAAGGATAAACTTATCAAGGGTTGCTTTGCAAAGAGTATAGAAGAACGTGGCCCGAAATCCAATGCCAACGATAAGATTATCCTTCTTTGGCAACATGACCAAAAAGAGCCAATAGGAAGATTAACCGAGCTATACGAAGATGAAAAAGGCTTGTACTTTGAAGCCATATTAGATGAAATTGAATTGGGAGATAGAGCATTGAAGCAGCTTGAAAGCGGCACATTAAATCAATTCTCTATCGGCTATTCATATGTGTGGGAAAATTGCCACCAAGACAAAGAAGAAAACTGTACAATCGTTAAGGAAGTGAAACTCTATGAGATTTCAATCGTTTCTATCGGTTGTAACGGAATGACAAGATATTTGGGACTGAAGTCTGTTGAGGAATACGATAATGCTTGTGCAGAACTCGCAAGTGATATTGCTGAAGTAACCAAGCATATGAGTGTTCGTAAACAGGCTTCAATTCACAATATAATCGCAAAAGCAATGTCACTTGCAACCTTCAAGCCGGATGTCGCAGATGATTCACTTGAGGTTAAAGCCGATAGCAGCGAAAACGAGATTAAGAAAAGTATGTTTGATTTTAAGATTAAGAAAGTATGAAATTAGGATTTTTTGACTTGCTTGATACCAAAGGTATGCAAGAAGAAGATGTAAAGCGTTTGCAAGCAATGGATGAAGTTTTGGGCGAAGCCTTCCAACAAAAGATGGCTGCTTACTTGAAGGATGAAGTTAAGGTAGAAGAACTTCACACATCTATTAAGAGTGCAATGGAATCATTGGAAAGCGTAAAGAATAGCGCAATCAATGAAAAGCAATTTAACGAAGTTATCAGTTCAGTAAATGAAAGCCTTGTTCGCTTGAAAGCTGCTACTGAAGTTCGCAATGGTGAAATTCAAGTTAAGAGCTTGGAAGAACAAGTTTACGAACAACTCAAAGAGTTTACTACTATTGACAAGAAGGGCGCAAAGAATGTAGATATGCGTTCAGCTTGTAAGGCTGCTCCCGGTTTCAAGAAAACCATTAACTTGTTCATTGACAAGAAGGCTGCTCCTATCACATCAGCCGGTGCACCACATTTCTATCACGCAGTTGATACTACATTGTCGGTTGCTCCAAGAGCAGAATCTGTTATCCGTAAGTATTCTAACGTAGCATCTATTGCTGCTCGTTCATTGACTTACGCACAAGTGAACTTTGGCGAAGGTGATGCTGCATGGACTGCAGAAGGTGCATTGAAAC